TGTCACGCCCGTGATAACCGCCAGTGAATAGACCGACAGGAAATCATTGGGGCACGACAGGTACTTGTTGCTGGCAGACACAGAGCCCGTGACGTTCTTGCGAAGAGACGGGAACTGAACCGAGTTGTAGATGCGCTGCTCTGCCTGTTGGATGAAGACAGGGATATTCGCCACGAACTCCGTTTCGTAGTTCTGGGTGTAGTCCTGAATTGCAGCAGACAGGGCAGCGTAGTTCATGCCATCGGACCCCTAGCCATCACACCTTTGGTTGCGCAGCCCGTGCCACGGATTTTGATACCGCTGGTTTTAGTGGGCGGGTAGTCCTGGCTACGTGTGTTAGCCACAGACACATTGGCCTTGCGCATGGTTGTCTTGGCAGGCTCTTCACCCACCACGACAGACGGATATGGCTTGGGAGATTTGTACGTTGCCATCTCAGGCTCCTTTGCGGCCAGGGCTACGCTGGTTCATGACCTTGGCCATGTTACGCCCGTACTTGAGCATGTCGGCGTTGGTTTTACCACCAGCCTTCATCTTGGTCAGGGGTTTGCCGGGGTGCATGGCTTTCTCGTGTTTATGCACAGCCTTCTTTGCGTCCATCATGATCGACTCCTTATGTCGTTGCAACCGTAATTGTGCCCAAATTTACTGTCAGCACCAAGTTGTTTGGTGTTAGAGCAGCATCAAAAAAGCTCGCTCCGCCAACCGGATTCCAGCCCCACTGAAAAATACGGCTACCGCCTGTGGCCGTACCGTCCTCGTCCGGGTCCGTACCGCTGATGTTTGAGAGCTGCAAACCACTGTTGCCCCCCAACCGATACGTGATGTCCGGCCTGGGGTTGCGCACAGCCTGCGGGTCTTCCACAGGGTACATACCCAACTGAAGCTGCGGATGGTCGGGGTCCCAGCAAGCCGGGCACACCAACATGTTCACGTTCTTCGTCTTGAGCGTGTATGTCTTGAGCTCCTTGAGCTTGAAGCGAAAGTTGCAGCGGTCACACTGCGCAATCGCAAACTTGCCGGACGAAAAACGATTGGGCATTAGAACGCCCCAGCAATGTACTGCCTGCGCGGCACGAACCGCACAGCCGCCTTCTCATGGTCTTCCTGCGCAGCCAGCTCCCAAGCCTCGTCATACTGCTGCTTGAGCACACCCAGACGATCCATCGCTCCGGGAACCTTGAGCGCCATATAGTACGACAACCCCGCCGTCATGCAGGGGATGAACCGGAACGGCACATCCATCACGTTAACACCGCCACCGGCATCCTGCACACGGCGCATGCGCCAGTACACAAACTGGTACGTGGGGTTGCCCACAGTGCCTTGATCCGGCGTTGGCCAGACCGTAACGCGGGGGATATTGTTGACGTACACGGCGGTGCCGACAGAAGGGGTGGTTTGGCTGGTGCCGTTTTGAGCCCGAAACACGCCGCCAAGCTGCGTGCTGCTGTTGATCCAGCCGTAGTAGATCGTCTCGGTGCCGATGTTCAGGTAGCCCAGCGTGGGTAAGTTGGCTGTGGAGGACAGCGTCAGGGTCTGGGCCCCCGTGTCTGCGCTCTGGTATGTGTATCCTGTGGGAGACACTTGGCCATCCAGCCGCTGCACCCAGACCTGAATCGGACGAGCTTGCGTCAGCTTGTTGGGGATCGTGGCGTAGGTAGAAACACTAATACGTGTGATTGTCAGATCGGCCTGATTGGACTGCTGGTTGGGCTGCGTGCGGATCACATGATCGAGCAGGTCCACGGTGTCGTTGGGTAGCGTGTAGGTGTTGAGCCCTTGAACAAGTGGGATGGTGCCCTGTTCAAACGTCCACATGTTGATGCCACGATTGGCCCAGTCTGCGAACATCAGGTTCAGGGAACGACGGGCCGTCTTGAGATCGTAGCCCGTACGCAACTCCGAGCCCACGCGCTCAAACGCCTCCTCGACGATCTCAGTCAGATCGAGGTTGAAACCTGCTGCGCCCGATGTGGTGGCCATTACCTATACCTCGCCGTCTTCGCCGCCACTTTGGGCGGCTGCTTCACAAACTGCTTCCCGGCCTTCTTGCCTGCCCGCTTGGCACGGGTCGTAGCGGCATACTCAGCGGGGCTGAGCGCCTTGATGGCGTTCTCGGGCAGATATCGCTCCCCCGTCTTGGAAGACGGTTTGCCGGACTTGGTGCGCCACTTCTGAGCACCCCAGTCCTTGAGCGACTGCTGCGGGTCTTTCATATCAGTCTCGATACCCACCGCCAGCGGCTTTGTACTTCTTGGCCACAAGCTGCGCTTTACGGGCCGACCACTGGCCTGCTCCGGTGCCGTGTGTTGCCGCCGCCTTAACTTGGCTCACAATACGCTTGCGCAGCTCCGGTTTGGTGTAATTGCCAGCCGCGTTGACCTTGCCGCCTTCCGCATACTGCGTGAAATCGGTGTCGTCCCTACGGGCCTTGCGTTTGGGCCCGGGCATTTTCGAGGGCATGATGGCCCCCATTCCACGGCTGGCTCGCATGTCAATACACCTTTGCCTTTCGTGCACCCCGAGCTTTACCCCAACCCTTGACGGCTCCGCCTTTTTTTATGCCGGCACCAACGGGCATTCCATCCTCGGTTCTCAAAAATGTGCCCGCTCCACTACGCACATACCGATGGTTAGGGTCAGTAATACTGTTTGCAAACACAGCCTCCGCATCTGTTGGCGCGCGCTCTGTGGACAGCACCATATCGCCAATTTCTTGCGCTGACTTGCCGCGTATCATGAATGGTTTCGCCATCATTTCTTCGGCAGAGGCTGACGCGAGCGGCAACCCACGTAGTCGCTCGCGTACTTTTCCCTTCTCAATATCTTCCGGCCTGACTCCCGCACCAACCGGCAGTTTTGAAAGTGCGTACATTGCACCCAAGCCGCCAAGCACTTTGGAGGCTTTCCCCATTGATTTGCGAGCCATGACGGCCTCCTATCAGCAGGCGTAGCCGCCCTTTTTCATACCCAGGGGTTTGCTGCCAGACATCTTGACCATCGTGCCTTTGGTCTTGCCTTTGGTGGCCATACCGTCACGGCTGGGAGCCGCAGTCTTGACAGCGCCCATCTTGGCCGTGGTGATACCACCGTTGGCCATTTTCTTGGCGGGTGCGCCTTTTTTCTTTGCCATCATTGCCATAAAACCAGCGTTCATTTTGGAAGCCATAGTGTCACCACCTTTCGAAAAAAACTCTTGCTTGCCTTGATTGGTTTTGGGCTTGTTGATTGCCTGCGCATCTGCGCGGCTCCCAGACCCAAACCGCTTGCCCTTGTCTGCCTTCATAAACTCCTTGCCGACAGACTGCGGAACTCCTACGCGCTTGGCAGCGGCGGGGTCATTGGCCACCATCGCCATCAAGTTGTGTTGTGCCTTACTCTTGCTTGGCATCGTCAGCTTTCTTTCTGCGGAAAAGTGTGTAAAAGTCTTTCCCGGTGGCCATCTCGTAAATACGCATGGCACCAACGATTGCGCCGATCAAGCCAAACAGCGGCGTGAGCATATTCAAAAAAGCGCCAATCGTGCTGAAGATTGCCACCACATCCAGCACGTTTTTGACGGTATCTGTGTTCTCGCTCATGTCAGCAATTCCAAGCCCGCAGGCTCTTGTTGATGCGACTGTTCGGGTCTTTCTTGGCTTTCTCGCCGGTCAGCTTGGCTTTCATGCCTTTCATCCGGGCACAGAAAGAGTCTCGGCGTGAGCCGCCCTCTGGCTGCGGGGGCTTGAGTCCCGGCTTGCCCGGATTGGCCTTGTTGTAGGAGGCACGCCCCTTGGCGTTGAGTCCGCCCTTGGGGTTCTTGCCTTCTTTGCGTTGCCATGCTGCGGTCTTAGCCATAATAAATTGTACCCGTCACACTTCCGCCAAGGCCGACAAAAATACCATTCCTGCAAAGAATTCCTTCGCCGGGAATAAGAATTGGCAAGCCTACAGTGTTAAAAGTGTCCGCCTCCAGCAAAATTACTGGATACATTGTGACATTACCCGATGTTGACGCAGTTGACGCAGTTGTCACAGTAAATGAGTTTGCGTTTAATTTCGTTACGTCAAACGCGGCATCAACCCCAAGACCAGAAGTGAAATCTAAGAACACTCGGTCGCCTGTTTCCAGTCCGTGCGCAGTCATTGTGATGGTTACCACGCCACTTGGAGATGTACGTGCATACGTACCTGACTTATTTACGGATGGATCGCAAATAGAAAATGTACGCGCAGAAACCGTGCCAGACGACACCACAACACTTTTCAAACGTGTCTGATAGCTCACGGCTGTACCAGAAGCGGAAGCGTGGTAGGACTTTACGTCGTATTGCATTGTCATGGCCGCACCTTATCCGTAGAAAATGGTTGAGGTCACGCTTGCCGAGGGCAAGAACACACGAATTCCCGTGGTAGCCAAAACGCCTTCGCCGGGAATCAAGGTGTAGAAAGATGTGCCGTTAGCGCAATCTACCTCAGTCAAAATCTTGGCGTACATAGTCACGTTACCGCTGGTTGTAGCAGAAGTAACAGTAACTGTAAAGGTGTTTGCAGTCAACACAGTAACAGTATAGGCGTCGTCTGTTGCCGTGCCGGACGTAAAGTCCAAATACACGCGATCACCGGTAGTCAAACCATGCGCTGTGATTGTTACTGTGCAAGTTGTGGAGCCGGGAACGTTATACGTGCCAGTCTGCGCAACGTCATCAACAATTACGGTGGTGAATGCAACAGACGTTGTTGGGGAGATCAAAACACCTTTGAGACGGGCGCGATACGGCACCGCCAACCCTGACGTCGAATTGTGATACGACTTTACGTCATATTGCATCGTCATTTTCTGGCTCCGGTTCTGGCAGTTCCAGTCTTGCAATCATTGCTTGAAGAACATCAATCGCCGCTTGGGAAGCAACGGCAACCTCATGAGCGTGGTTGCGTTGCTGCTCCATTTTGACAATCTCAGATTCCAAGAATTCCTTGGTTATCTGCATCAGGCTTCCACTGCGTACAGGAAGTAACCAACACCGGCGGAGTCAACAAAACGAATCTTCTGCGTCGGCGTGGTCGAAGTTGCGCCAATTGCCTGCACCATAGCGTCGGGCAGGTTGAACAGGTTGCTAATCGAACCCGTGCCGCTGTTGGTTGCACGAATAAACGCGGTGGTGCCGGGCAAGGTTGCGCCAGAAGCAAAGTCCGAATCAACTTGCAGAGCAGCAAGGGTGCCGCCGGGAGCAGTTGAAGAGCCGCCCAAGGTCACGCGCAGGGCGTTACCAGCACCAGAAATAGTGCCAGAACCGTTGATGCTCAGGGAGATGTGGCCGCCGTTAACAGTACCTGCGGCACCTGCGCCAGCGCCCGTAACTTGGGTCAGCCAACGTCCGGTCTCGCCAGAGCCAGTCGAGGTGAAAGCCAGTCGGTTGTACGTCAGACGCGTGTCGCCAGTGGTGGCGGAGGTGGTGCCATACGAAGAACTGATGTTCTGCGCGGTGGTAACGGAGATGGGGGAAGCTGCGGTGCCGACGATAAAGCCATTGGCCGATGCGACAGGCCCGGTGAAGCTAGTTTGTGCCATGATGATTCCTCACATGCGAGTTATGGGGCGTCCGTCTGCATGTCGTCTGCTCGGTCAGTCTTACGCCCCGGGGAAATCCGAGTTGAAGCAATATAGCTCAAAAAGAAAAGGGGCACAAGGCCCCTTTTCTAATTTCATCAGGACGAACCTGACGAGCCCCACATACCCAGAGGGTCCGACCAGCCGAAGCTATAACGCTCACGAGCCTTGTAACGGACGTTGCCGGTATCGAAGTCGCCGTCCATCGAGTTTGCCAGGGGCATACGCTCGAAGTGCTTCATGCCGTTGGGAACGTCCGTGGTCAGGAACCATGCGTTCGGATCGGTCAAGAAGTGGTTGACGGTGTAGCCTTCGGGGATAGCACCCATCTGCTTGATAGCGTTGATGTCGTTATCAGCAGTTTGGACCCGCAGTTCGGTGTCAAGCAGGCGCTTGGCAACGAACATCAGGCTCGGGGGGATCACCATCTTACGGGGCTTGGCTGCGATCAGCAGGCCACGCTCGTCGGTCCACGCAGCGATTTGAATCACAGCGTTTTCCAGAGCAGTCTCGTTCAGATCAACACCAGTGGTCGGGCTGTTGAAGTTAACACCACCGCCAACGAGCGGGTGGCCAACACGCGTGTTGGAACTGTTGTTGCCGAACAAGGTAACGCCGTCACCGCCAAGGTACGAGCCGTTGAAGCCGTTGTTGATAACGGCTGCAGCTTTAACCTGCTTGGTGAAGGCCATCGCACGGGCCAGAGCTTTGGTGTAACGAGCAGACAGGCTGTCGTACAGGTTGTCCTCAATCGCCTCTTCGGTGATCGAGAAACCCAGAGCAATGGTCTCGTGGTTGTAGCGAGCGGTAAATGCTTCCTGTGCATTGTCGTAAGCGATGGCAGAGCCCTCGTTCTTGACAGGCGCAGCAGCAAAGCCAGCCAGCTTGGTTTCTTCTTCAAAGCTACGCTCCGACTTCTCGGTCTCGTAGATTTCCTTGTGCTCTTCGCCGTAGCGAGCGTACTCCATACCAAACAGGGCGTTCAGACCTGGGAGCAGCTCTTTGAGCAGTTGTGCGCGTGAAATTGCCATTTTGAGTTACTCCTTATTACGCAACGCCGAGGCCGGTGTTGTAGGCATGCGAGCCCATGTTGAACTTCACCAGCACGTCGGTGTAGGCGTCGCCCACAGTCGAGGTGGTGCTTTCGACAAATCCAACAACCTTGAAGGCGATGGTAGCGGTAGCAGCCAGCGTGGTGCTGATAGCCGTGGTCGAGTTGCCAGTCGAGGTCGAGCCGGTTTGAGCGGCAGCAAACACGACGTTGGCACCCAACGCGGTCTGACCCAGCGAACCGTTGGCTTGCACTTGGAACACAGCACGGTCATCGTCGATGACGTATGCAATGGCGCCGGTAGTGCCGGTGGGGTAGTACTGAGCGTAGATGGTTTGACCTTGCGCGTTCACGTAGGTGCAGCCGACAAAAACGCCGACAACGCCTGCGGGGAACGGGCTAGCGTCAGAGCCAACCGTGGTTACAAGAGTCAGCAAGCCGTTAGTGCCGACAGCCACAACGGAACCGTTGAAGATGTTGGCAGACGCCGAGCTGATCAGAAACTGACGGGTGCTACCGGCGTACGGCAGACCCCCCAGCTCATTGACGGCCCGCAGGCCGTAAGGTGCTTGTACAGCAGACATGAAAACTCCTTATTACTTTGAACCAGAACCAAACCCGGCACCCCGTGTCGTGGACGATTTTTTGTCCGAAAACAGCGGCATACGCGGGTCATTGTTTCTCAAAAAGTGGTTGTCCACTGAGTCCATCTGGCCCTGAGCTTGCTTGTTGTAGTACTCCTGACGGGCGCGGAAGCGTTCGGTTGACATCTTGCAGAGCATGAGCCCGCCAATCTCCACGTTGCCTGTCTTTTCGTTACCCAAGAGCATCAGTTCCGGATGGTCCGTTGCTTTCACCGGCTCCCAACCCTCACGCATCTTTTGGGACACGTTGGTAGGATTGGCCTGTCCCAAGATGTGCGTACCAACCCAGTGGTACACCCAGCCCGGCTCAGGTGTCGGATCAGGCAGGTTGCTCGGCGGTACATACACTGCACGAGCAGATTTTTCGCGTGACTTCAATTCACGAGGATTGCGATCTTGTGTTTCAACCATTTTGTGCCTCCAGTTTCAAAACTTCCTGTGCATACTTTTGCGGGTCCAGATTAAACTTTTTCACCAACGCGGCTTGCGACGGTGTGAGTTCAACCTTTTTCCTGCCGGTCGAACGACTGGCAGGGGCCACAACAGATGTAGGTTTTTTAGCCGGTGCCGCCTGGGAAACTTGCGACCGTGGCTTTTCTTCCGCTTCCCCAAAAAGCTCTGGGAATTTGGAATGTACGCGAGCGTCTATCTGCTCGAAATAATCATCACTTCGCGGGTCGTACCCGTTGGCAACTAGTTTTTTATGCAGCCCTAGTGCGTAGCTGGTAATTTCCTCAAACCCGTCCGCGCCGAACCACTGGTTTTTTGCCTGCCAGCGCAGTGTCTTTTCGTCGGCCCGAACCTGTTGGGGTTGCGGTTGTTGACTTTGTACATCGTCTTGCGGCTGTTGTAAAGTGGGTGCACGCATATTTTTTGCATTTTGCGACTCCCACTTGGCCTCGGCCAGTGCTTCCTGGGCGGCAATAATGGCGTCAGTATCAAACGCCTCTTGCGCTGCCTTGAGGTCTCGACGGGCTTTCTCAAGCTTGGCTTCCGCCGCCTGATTGGCCATCGTCATATACTGCTCGGTGCCGGACTGCACATACTGCTTGAGCCGTTTGTTCTCGTCCACCATCGCCTGAGCCAGCCGCTCCAGCTCAGCTTTCTCCCGAGCCAGAGCTTCCTTGGCCCGGCGCTCGTCGTGGCGTGCGTGAGTCAGCTCTTTGAGGCGCTTTTTGACGCCCTCGGTGTAGCTGTCCAGCTCCTCGTCGGTTGGGTCTTTTACCTCTCGATCCAGTGGTTTACGTCCCCGGTCACGCTCGGGGGTATCGTCCACGATCTCAATCTCGACCTCATTGTCGCCGTCCGCCGCGTTTTTAATCTCAACGTCGGGCTCGTTGTTGTCCTGTTCGTCAGGAAACTTAAACTCGTTTGCCATGAGTACTCCTTATGCGCGTGTAATGCCACGCGGGTCTTGCACCACTGCGTCCACCTGATCGTCGTTGATCAGACGAAACTCCTTGCCAAAAATCTTGAACCGCGTACCGGAATACGTACGTACCAAGATGAAATCGCCCTTTTTGCACCAAGCGCCAGTGGGGAACTTGGCTTGGTCTTTGTACGCATCAGGGCCAACTTCCAAGACGAACAACACCGTGGTGGCGTGTTCTTCTTGTTTCAAAATGGACGTTGGCTTGACCAAGTCCAAGTCTGTGCCGTCGAGTTTTTCTGAAACGTCTGGCACGATGCAGAGTATTTTCCAACCCGTTGGCCTGGGCAAACTCGTCGCTTTTTCTTCAGACGACGTATCTTCCTTGGGCTTTTCAATTGGCTGGATAGTTGGTGGCAGGCTGATGCCTGGGGGCAAGAGAATTTCACTCATTGGCTTCTTCAACTTTCTTTGCAAGGTCGAGGAGATGACGCTCTGCGAGAGCAAGACCCTGGATCACACCGCAGAGTTTTTGGTATTCGTCAAAAGTGCGACACGCTCCGCCTGCCAAGTCATCGGCGTAGTTGTTCATGTCGGTGCGTATTTGTTCGCGCAACACGCGTGCGAAATCTTGGATCATTTAGGTGAGGGTTTACCCCTAGTTGGTTGAGGACGCGCCATCTGCTGACGGCTCTTGGCGATGTCGATGCCCATACGCGCACCGTCACGTTCCTGATCTGCCTCAAGCTTGTCAGCCTTGTAGGCAGCGTCGATCTGCATCTGCTTTTCTCTAAGCGCCAGCTCGTCGGCCCGGGCGGCAGCGTCAACCTGCACCTTCTGTGCTTTGATCTGCAGGTCCTGGGCACGAAGCTGCAACTCTTGCTGCTGCATCTGAAGGACCGGGTCCTGGGCCTGCTGCTGCGCTTGCTGCTGAGCAGCCTGCGCTTGGCTCTGCTGGAGCACCTGCTGGGCTGCTTGAGCCATCATGGCCGAAAGCTGCAGCTCGATCTCTGGCGGCAGTTTCTCGTCCTCGGGCGGCAGCGGCATGCCGAGCTGCTGCTCAATCTTCTGCCTGTACGCGAACCCAACGTGCTCAGCGATGTGGGCCATCATGGCAGCCTGAATCTGCGGCGCTCTGGGGTTTTGTCCTACAAGCTGCATGACGATGGGGTCCTGCATGGCAGACATGTGCACCTGAATGTGGGCCTGATGGTCTTGGTACTGGAACGCCTTGAGCGGCTCGCCCTTGAGCGCAGCCATGTTCTCCGAGACGGGGTCCTTGGGCTTCTGGTCGTCAGGCAGCGGCACGAGCTCGGCTGCGTTCTTGATGCCCAGCACCTCCAGCATGCCCCTGTGCAGCTTGGGCAGGTCGTAAATGTCCGGTGCCATCTGCGCCATCTGGATGACGGCTTGGTACTGGACGACCCGCTGGCTCATGGTGGCCGCGTTGGGGTCGCTAACGGGGATGATCTCAACGTGGCTGTAGTCCGACTTCTTGGCTTTACGTGGTGCATCGACCGGGTCGTAGTCGTAGTCGTCGTCCGTGTAGTCGCGGATGAGCCCCGCCAGGAGCTTGAGCTCCTGCTTGAACGAAAAGTGCAGCCGCGCAGAGACAGCCGTCATCACTTTTAGCTGGCGCTCCAGCAGAGCCAGCGTGGTGCCCACCGGAGCCTGCGCCGACATGTCGGAGACCTTCATGTCCGCCGTTGCAGCGAACCTGCGGCCCTCCTCGACGATCTTGTCCATGAGCGCGGCCAGCACGGCGCTTGGCTCTTTGTACGGCAGGGGCAAAATGTTGTCCCGCAGCGCCCCCGAGGAGATGTCTACGTCCCTAAACTCGCCTGGAGCGATGGGTGTATCGTCCCCTTTGATCCGCAGACCCCTGGTTTTAAGGCCCCCGGGCAGGTTCGACAGCGTGCCAGCGTCCACCAACTGGCGCATGATGCTCGTTGCGCTCTTGGCGTAGCCCCCGATCAGGTGAAACAACCCGAACCCGTACGCCCCGAAGCCCGGAATGTACTGGTAGTGCACAAAATGCTGCCTTTTCAGGTGCAATCTATCGTCCGGCAACCAATTTCTGCGGATGGCAAGCACATCGTTGCTGCCTTTTAGTATCGTCATCACGTACGGCAACGTGATCCCCAGCGGCTGGCCGTCCTCATCGCACTCTGTGTGCTCGTCACCCCTGATCACAAGGTCCACATGGCTCTCGTACAGGGTGTATCGGTCGTCGTTGAGGTCCGAAAAGCCGGTTTCCTTGTCCTTGGCCTGCTGGATGTCGGTCTTGCTTTTGTCCGGCTCGGGCAGCTCGATGTCGCGGTAGAAGCCAGCCTGCTGCAGCTTGATGATCTCGCTCTTGGTTTTGCGCAAGACATGCGTGACACGGTAGCAAGTGTCCAGATCAGTCGTCCCGTAGGGCAGGATGATGTCTTCTGCCGGTATGAACATGCTGACCTGACGCCCCAGGTTGGGGTCGTAGTAGACCTTCTTGAACGCCGAGCCTGTGGCGGGCAGGCTCCAGAGCATGCGCTCGTGCTCGGGGCGAAACTCCTTCATCACCTCCGTGAGCTCGTAGTTCATGTCGTCCTGAACACGGTCAGCGGCCTCGTTTTTCTCAGGCGTCTGCTTGCCCAAAATCTTGGTCTTGACCGGGCCCTGGGCCGGGAACGTCTCTGTTATGCTTTCACTTTGAAATCTAACTACGGCTTCCGTAATCATCGGGTGGAACACGCCACACGCGCCATCCCACGGCTCTGTCCTTTCTTCATATTGAAGTCCAAGGAGTTTTAGACCCTGCACGTAGGACTTCTCCCACTCTGTGCGTGAGCCAAGGTCGTTTGTGATGTCCTCGGACAGGTCGCTGGCCAGCGTGGCCAACTCCCCCTCGCTTAAGTCCTCGGCAATGTTGGCTGCGAAACTATCCTCGTCTTCACCCGGGGTGATGGACAGGTCAAGGCCGCCTGCGTGGATGTTGACCTGCTCGGGGTCAATGATCTCAATCTCGATGGGCTCCTCGTCCTGAGCAAGCTCCTCGATACTCGCTGGTGCTTGGTAAAGCGCCTTGTCAATGTTGGTGGCCATAGTGTGTCCTTAGTAATAGGCGCGGGGCCGGCGTTTGAAGAACCGGGGCTCATCCGGTTCGTCGCTGTCCAGCGCAATGAAACCGCCTTGCCTGAATCGTAGCAGGGCCTGTGATGTGGTGTCCACGTAGTCGTCGTTGTCTCCGTTGGGGAACGACGCCACCTCCTCGATGACCTCCCGGGCCCACCGGGTGTCCGGAGCCCACACCATCCCAGAGGCAAACAGGTCCGCGATGGCGTTGACCCGACTGATTTTGTCGTTGCCCCGGCTCGGGTTGGTCTCCTGCGCCGGTATGCCCATCTTGCGCAGCTCTTGTATCAGGGGTGCGCCAGCGGCTTTTTTCTCGATGATGAACGCGTCGGGCTGCCAATCTTTGTAGTGCTTGAGCGCCACGGTCTTGAGCTCGGGGAACGCCATCCTGTCCTTGAACGCGTCGAGCAAGATGATCTGCGCCTTGTCGTCTTCTTCCTCGTTGTAGAACACGCCCCAGGTAGTACAGGCGCTGTAGTCGGCGCTGGTTTTTGCTTCAAACGCCGTGTCCCAGGACTGGATGACGTAGTCGCAGCGCGGCGGCTCGTCGGGCTCCCATATGCGCCAGAGCTTGCGGCTGATGATTGCCGCCGTGTTGGACACCGGGTTCTGCATGTACTGGGCGTTCCAATACTGCGGGTCCAGCGCGGCTTTCTTCTGCTTGAGCGTCTCCAGTGGCCACTGCTCGGGCCAGAGCGATTTCTCGTTGTCCGTGTCCTCGTTGAGGATGGCAGGCAGCTCCACCACCTCCCACGGCTCAGACTCAGGGTTCTTGGTCTGGTAGTCGAGTAAGCGCCCGGTCAGGTCCAGCTTGCCCCACCGGGTCATGATGATCAATATCGCGCCGCCCGGCATCAGACGCTGCAGCGGGCCCGTCTGGAACCACGACCATGCGGTATCAAAGGCGAGTCTGGAGTTGGCCTTTACGTCCTGCTCACTATGAGGATCGTCAATAACAAAGAGATCAGCACCACGGCCAGCCAAAGCGCCACCGACACCAGCAGCGTAATACTGCCCGCCTGCGCCTGTGGACCATTTGCCCGCAGCTTTTTGGTCGTCTGCCACAACCGTGTCAGGAAATAGCTCATGGTATTCCTCGCCCTCGATCAGGTTTCTGACCCGGCGTCCAAAGTCCTCAGACAGGCCCGCCGTGTGCGTGCCCATAATGATTTTCTTTTCTGGGAAGTTGCCCAGGAAAAATGCCGGGAACAAATATGAGCTGAACTCAGACTTGCCCATACGTGGCGCAATATTGATGATGACCCGGCGCTTTTTGCCCTCGATCACATCTTTAAAAATCTTGGCCAGCTTCCTGTGGTGGGGCCCGACCTTAAAGCCCGGGTAGACGGACTTGGCAAACTCGATCATGTCGCTGCGTGCCAAGTTGCGCTTTTGGTGCTCGGCGGCTTTCTCCAACAACTCCAGTGCCTCAAGCTTCTCCTGTGTGGAGAGCTTGCTCATATTCATGAGCAGCGCCTTGGCCTGTTCAGGCGTCAGCGGTGGGTTGGTCGTCATTAGGGTTTTCCCCAACAGGAGTCACATCTTCAATATCAGAGGGCGTGGCGTCTGTGATGTTCATGAACACCGCCAGCTTCTCCTTGAGCTTCTTGTCGATTTCTTCTTCCGTGAGGTCTGTCTTCTTGACCTCAATCTTGTCGGTGAACAAACCAACTTCCGTCACTTTGCCCAGCAACCCCAGCGCCTTGAGCCGTATATTTGAGTTGGGGTTCTCACACTCTTCCAACAGCTTGGCCACGGCGTACCCGCGCAACTGCTTGGCTTGGTGCACAAACTCCCAGTCGTATGCGGTCAACATGCCCACCAAATGGCGCACGGCTGCGGGGGTTTCGATCTGGGCGAGTTTGTGGTGCGCACCGTCTTCCTGTGTGACAACGGCGTTGAATGCGACCCGGGCGGCTTTTTGCTCAAGCTCCGATATGGCGGTGTCCGTGTCGGGGGAGCCCAAGGATGCGAGAAAGTCTGCGGTCGATACCTGGGCGTCGATTATTTGCGCTGTGGTGTGTTTTTCAACGGCGCGGCCCGCATCGTCGTTTGGGACGATGTCTGGCTCAAAATCCAACAGGTGATCAAGCATATGCGGGTTTGAGGCGTGAGCCCTTGCTTACCGATGGCGCATACTATACACTGGCGTTGAGTAAATAGGCAAGCACCGCAAAACGGCCTTTGGCCGTACGTGCAAGCAGTTGCCCGTTTGCTTTCTCCTGTGGGGGTTCCAAACCCACTTTGCCCCACTGGCTTACGGCCGGTGGGGCTTTTTCTTGCCTGTACATGTCTAACATTAGACAAAGATGGTGTTAAATTTTTATAAAAATTGTGGGGGGTAGGTGTTAAGTATTACAGAAATGTGGAGTGTGGTTGCAAAACAGTGTTCCCGTCACGTCGCCATCGTCGCAGCCAACAGCGGGGGTGGGGGTATGGTGGGGTCAGAGTAGGCCAAAAGGCCGCTGCAGCAGAGGCTGCCTAGTACCCCTGTGTTACAATAGAGTCATCGGTTCGGGAACGAGCCGGTCTGATGCCCCGCCAGTGCGGGGCTTTTTTATTGGAGAAACTTCCATGAGCAAACTCACTGCAACCCTTCAGAAAGCACTCATCGACTACAAACGATTCCTCGATGCTGGTGCGTCATATGCGGCATCCATGCGGGCCGCTGCCAAGTCCCTTGGTGAGACACCATGTCCCACGTTCATCAAAGAGCTGGCGCAGATTCACGCTGCCAAGTTTCAGTGCAGCTACACCTGGAACAAGTCGGGCGCAGCCGTGTTCCACACCGGCGAGGAGTCCACACGCGACACGCGGCATCACGCGGCCACCAAGAGCTGGCAGCGCAACGTAGCGCCGTGGTTCACGCCCGAGAAGCCCAAAGCACCCAAGGCCAATGCCCGCATCAGCCGCGAGGCACGCGAGGCCGCCAAGGCGCTCATCAAGCTGTGCGGGTCTGTCTCTGCAGCCAAGGCTGCTCTGGCAGCAGTTTGATAGTTTTTCCTGCGCGGCCAGTCGGGGAGGGCTGGCCGCTGTTCCATTTCCTGTCAATCCGTGAGACACCATGTCTCACACAACCCAAGGAGCTTTCATCATGCACACAATCCGCACCCACTTCGGCGGCCTCGACGTAGGCGATTCGTTTGTCCACCAGCACTACGTCTTCAAGAAGATCAGCGCTTTCGTGGCGGTCAATATGCACACCATGCAGACCAAGAAGTTCAAACTCGACCAACTGATTGAAGTCACCCCAGAGTAAGGAGTCCATCATGTCCTCATTCAAAACCTACCACCTCAAGCAACTCATGAAGCTGCGCGACGAGATCAAGCAGACCCTACCCAAGCACGAGCAGCGCCGCCTCGAAGCCGAGCGCCAAGCCCGCACCGACTGGCAAGTCTGGCGCGAAGCCATGAAAGAAGCCGGTGTGCAGCAGCGTCTCTGGCGGTGAGACGCTCTGTCTCACCCATGAGACCAAAAAAATTCCGTCGCAAACTTTAGCATCCGTTTTTTACATACACGCCAGCCGCTAACCCGCATGGTTGCTGGCTCGGCGTGTTTTTTCCCCTATCTATCCATCTATTTAAAAACTATTTAGTAAGTAAAGAAGTTTTATTATGTACACACTACACGCCGTCAAATCAGTGACGCAAAAACGTATTAAACAAACTCTATGGTGAAAGCATTTTTCAAAACACATGGATGGTTGCGTTGGATGCAAGCGAAAGCTAGCATTCATGCGGGTTTGCGGCTGGCACACACAAGCAAACCATGTGTTAAAGTAAGCGACGGATTTGGAAATCTGTCCAAAAAGTGACCAAGAACAGGAGTTAAAGTATGGAAAACACCCTTAAAGCGCGGTGGTTGAGGATGAGCGCGGCCCGATTGCGTGACCATCTGACCAGCAAGTTGAAGTACCCGCCCGAGATCGTGGACAGCGTCATGCAGCAGGTCTACGAGCAGCGCGAAGCACAGCGCAAGGTCTCAATCCGCAAGACTGCGCAGTTCAACGCATGGAAAGACCTGCTTGCCCCCGCCCGCAAAGAGCTTGTCAATGTTCGCGTACTAAAAGCGCAGTTAAAGAAAGCCCCGGACGATGTGCGATGGGACGCGCTGTGCCGCTACGAGAACTGCATCGCAGCACTCATAGACAAGTTAAAGAAAGTGCAGTACGCAGGGGAGCACACGCCCCCGCAGTTCGTCGCCTTCCTGGGCAAGGAGTTGGGGCGGCACATTCCCAACAACGGCACGTTCTGGGTGGACTTCGTGCCCATCAAAGAACGCCGCCAGATCGCAGCCCTGTTCGACAGCCTGCCGCCACCCGCACGAGGCAAGAAGAAAGTTACTTTCGAGCGCCGCCTACCCCGCGCCATGCACAAAGCCCAGCGCAAAGCCCTGTTCGACCAGCTTGAGAACGCACAGCAGGCAGCCGAGGTCGAGCGCAGCTTGGTAACGAACAGCTTCGACATTGACCGCCTCGACGCACAGCTAGCCAACATCCATGCAGCCAAAAATTTACTGGACAAGATGCCCAGGCACACCCCGCTGCCAGCCAAGTGGCAGACGCTGCTGGGGTGAGACACCATGTCCCACATGGCCAAGCCGCACAGCCATACCCAATGTGCGGCACTTGTAAAAAGGAGAAAGTAAATGTATGAAGTGATTTGGAGTTATGCACAGGACTGCTACATCGTGCGCCCTGTGATGGCATACAACCGCATCGCGCCGCGATTCATGGGCAGCCACGATGAGTGCGTGGCGTGGCTCAGCAAACACGTATGAAGGGAGAACGCAAATGGAGAACGTAACTGTGACACGCACGTTCAGGGTCGCCCTGACTGCAGACCAGTGGGCCTTGTATGACATTGAGGGGCGCGATGTGGCAGCACACGCGCTGAACAAGTGGGCCGAGAGCGCGCTCAATAGCTGTACTACCGAGGGTGAAGCGGCGCAGGTCATCGCTCTTGCGCAGGACAGGTACAGCAACTTCGGCGCAGCAGACAGCGAAGGGTACGCCGTGATGTACGAGCTGCTTGGCGTGGCCTTCCCGAAAGGAAAACGCAAATGAAAGAACTGACGCAGATGCGCAACGCATACAGGGTGTGGTGTCAAGCCACGTTCCCTGACTTCACCCCGAGAGACTTCCCCTACAAGGGAAGGATGTGGCAGGTATGGCACGCGGCATGGACAGCCGCTAAACAAGGAGAAAGTAAATGACACCAGAAGACTACGAGACGCTCACACAGGCGCTCATCACCGCATGGGCCAAGGCAGACAGAGCCAAGGCTATCGTGCACAGCGAAGGCGTTGCCGCTCACGAGGCGGGCAATACCACAGCGCAGCACAAGCTGGAGGTTGTGCACCACCAGATCGACAAAGCCGCAGCGACACTCGCAGACGCAGTGCACCTGCTCAACAACTACTGGAGAGGATGAACATGAAGTACTACGTAGAGTTCAAACGAGTCGCCTTCCTTGAGATCGAGGTCGAGGCAGAAGACGCCAACGCAGCAGAGGACTTGGCATGGGATGAGCTGGACAAAGACCCAGCCAACATCGACAAGGAGTGGTACGTTAACCAGATACACAAGGAGCAGTGACATGACAGTACTCACAGGCAACCAGATCGAAGGGGCGCGGCTGCTTACGCTGCGCTCGATGCTCATGCTGGAGATGAAAGGGATGCACCGCCGAGGGCGTAGTGCATACGCCCTGCTCAAAGACATGGGGTTCAAAGGCACACGCGAGAGTGTGCTGGCACAACTCAACGAGATTCGCAACCAACTGATAGGAGAAAGCAAATGAAAGAGAACCCGCTAGGACTGAACAAGATGTTCGCAACGCCCAAGGACATGGAGGCACTGATGGAGTACTGCGAGCGGTTCACAGGGCAGGAGCGAGTGATCGCGTTCCTGGCCGCAGGCATGGCGCTGAACTTGGCGCACAAGATGGTAGACGAAGCAATGAAAGGAGAAAGCAAATGACTGACACCGAGAAGAAACTTTACGACGCACTGCAAGTGCTGCTCAACTCGTGGCCCATCGTTGAGCACCTGAGAAACAACGACCCGATGGCGCTCAAGCAAGCACGCGAGGCGGTAGACAGCGCATGGTTCAAGGCCCACTTCAAGGAGAAAGCAAATGATAAGTATTGATTTGACGGATGATACGGCGCAAGCCGTGCTGTGGGCATTGCGAGAACACCGCAATCATCGCTTGCCGGTGCGTGAGTATGTGGACAGGAGCTACGCCTCGCACGATGAGCCGTTTCGCAACCGCAAGATCGGTGAAGTGCAAGACAGGCTCGACCGCCTGTTCGCGCTGGAGAATCGACTTCTGACAAAGCTGGCCTGTGCCAGCGCAGCAACCAAGGAGAAAGCAAATGAAAGCAAATGACATGAGCGAGAGCGAGCTGATCAAGGCAGCCCACAACATGGTGTACTACGGCGGCGGCTTTGCCGCGCGCATTGCCGATGCTTACTTCGTGGCCGACAGTGAGAACAAACAACGACTACTCACGGCGTTCGGACACCTGTTCGAGCGTTATGCACCAGGGCAGGGGTGGGGCCATGAGTGAGAGCCAACTGCGCCAACGCCTGCTCGATGCAGGCTACACATGGGACGAGGCCGAGGACAAGCTGGCCGACATAGCGTCGGATGAGTACGACGACGAGCAAGACCGCAAAGCGGAGCAACACTTCAAGGAGAAAGCAAATGAATACAAGTGAACTGACAGGCGCAGCCCTTGATTGGGCAGTAGCGAGGTGTGAGAGTCTGACGGTGAGCATCGATGGCGGCATGGTGCGCCTGATCGGTCAGCCGTTCGACAGACACTATGATTTTTGGGAACCATCCACCGATTGGGAGCAAGGTGGCCCGATCATTGAGCAAGAGGGTATCAGCCTGACGAGCTACCTTGACGAAGAAGATCCCTACTGGATTGGCTCAGTTGAATGCCGGTACAAAGACTTCAACGCAACAGCCTACTACGAAGAGTACGGCCCCACGCCCCTGATCGCAGCGATGCGCTGCTATGTGGTAAGCAAGCTGGGCGACACCGTGGACGTACCGGAGGAGCTTATCAATGTATGACCTCAACACAGTAGGCGGCATGAACCGCGCAGTCGAGTGGACGCGTGACCTGTTCGAGTCGCTCAGAGATGGCGGCGTGTGGATAGTGCCGCGCTCGGGGACGATAGTGCAGGTGTTCAAGTCTGAGCGCCGAGTCATCATCACCAACGGCCCGTTCCCCGACACCTCTCTTGGGCGTGTCATCAAGAACATGGGCTGGGCAGTAACAGAGAAGGATTCGTGAGACACCATGTCTCACAGCGCATAGCCGGGCAGCGCCAATGCCCGGCACTAGAAACTAGGAGAAGCAAATGAAATGGTATGACAGTACATTCCTCGTGGCCATGAACATCGTGCGCTGCCATCGTGAGTGGTTTGAGCGGGAGACAGACAAGTACACCCTGCACCCATCGGTCAAGCGCCTGCTTGTCGATGACCATCGCCCGCGTGACTGGCAGCAGTTGCTGCTTGAGTGGCCCCATGTGGCGCAGACTGACGCGCTGCGCCTTGCGTATACCCGTGACGAGCGTGCAGGCGAGGCCAACCGGCAGTTGATGACTTCTGTTGGCAAGTACTTGACGCGGCACTTCGACCTGCCTGACCATGTCATCCGCGATGCGGTTGCCCTCTACACTGGCGGCACTGACACATACAAAATAATCAACACCACGCAGGACATGGTGCACGCTGTCAACAACGGCCCTCACTCATGTATGTGCTGGACAGCACGCGACTTCGTGCGCTGCTCCGATGGCGAACGCAGGCATCCCTACGCCGCGTATGACCCGCAGTATGGCTGGCACATGGCGATACGCATCGCACCCAGTGGCGACATCGTTGGCCGTGCGCTGCTCAACACACATGATGGTCACAACTACTGGGTCAGGTCGTTCGGCAAGCAGGAGGGTAGCGTCTACTCGCACACTGACCAGCAGCTTGAGGCGTGGCTCAAAGAGCGGGGGTATGTCAGGTGGAACTACTGGCATGACGGGGCGCAGCTTGCATACATACCCATCGCACACGGCGAGTTCCTCGCACCCTACCTCGACGGCGACACGACACGCGCTACGCTTACCCACAAGCAGGAGCTGTACATCGACGACGATGGCGAGTACGAGATGCGTAACACTGACGGCACGCCCAACCATCAGGGTCGCCACACCTGTCCGGACTGCGGCGAGCGATGCGACGAGGACGACCTGCGCAGTGTCGGTTACCACGGCGATCACATGGTGTGTGAGAACTGTGTCGATCACGACTACACGTATGTCACCGGACGCAGGGGTGAGGATTACTATGTGCCCAACGATGACGCGGTTGAGGCCGATGGTGATTGGTACGACAGCCACTATATCGGTGACAACGACATCGTTGAGCTGGCCGACGGCGACTACGCGCACACTAACAACGCTGTGCGGTGTGATGATGACGATGAGTGGTATCACATCGAGGACTCGGACATCATCCACTGCGAGTACGACGACAAGTACCACCACATCGACAACTGCGTCGAGACTGTAGACCACGGCTGGTTACACAAGGACGATGCGTGGCAGTGCGAAGGCTCTGACAACTACTACTCAGACAACACCGACTATGTGCTCGTAGACGGCGAGAAGTACCACCCTGACCACACCCCTGCTCAAGACGAGCTGTTCAACACTGAGGAGTAATTCCCATGCGCAAACAATCCATGCTTCACAAGACTCTGTGCCGTGCGCTATCACTCAAGCGCCCGCATAACGGCGAGGGTGCGTCACTGTTCACAGGCTGGCTGTGTGACAACATCCCACGCCATCTAGACCTGACCATCGACGCCGCTGGCAACGTGCATATTGACGCACGCCTTGGCACACACAACCGCACACTCTTCGTTGCACACGTTGACACTGTGCACCACGAGGACGGCCCCAACAAGTTCATCAAGGCGCACGGTACGTGGTACGCCAAGGGTGCACCACTGGGCGCTGACGATGGCGCTGGCTGTGCCATGCTCATGCACCTGCTGTGCAGCAGTGTGCCCGGGTACTACATCTTCACGCAGGGGGAGGAGCGCGGCGGCATCGGGGCCAAGCACTTAGCCAAGGATCACGCAGACCTCTTGCGCCAGTTCGACCGGGCCATCGCGTTTGACCGCAGGGGTATCGACAGTGTCATCACCCACCAGGGCTATGGCCGCTGCTGCTCCGATGCGTTTGCCGATGCGCTTGCTGACACGCTCAACGTGGACGACAGGCTCATGTACCTGCCCGACAGCACAGGGGTCTACACCGACACCGCCGAGTTCACAAGCCTCATCCCCGAGTGCACCAACATCAGCGTTGGCTATGACCACGAGCACTCCGATAGGGAGTCGCTCGACATCTACCACTTCATGGCTCTGGCTGACCGCGTGGTGCAGATCGCATGGGACAAGCTGCCCACATCCCGTGACCCGCTGGCTGTGGAGAGCCACTGGGCAGACCAGTGGTATGCCTACTACGCCGACACCCCAGCCTCTGTGACGACCAGTGTCAGCTCTTTCCCCTATGGCACGCAGAAGTTTGCCGATGGCTGGACTGAAGAAGACGACGTTGAGGAGGCGATCCAAGACGCGTTGGCTGGCTACCCTGGCTACCTTGCCGAGCTGATCTGCGAGTCCGTGTACCCCGAGGAGCCTGCGCTTGCGCGGCGCTACATCAGCAACAAGAAGCTGCGCGATGCCGAGGTACTCAGGGATCACCTGAACATCTTGCGCACATACGGGGCTGGCTCCGTGCTCGCTAGCCTGTTTGACGTTGCCTACGCAGAAGTGTAATAATGTCCAACGCTTGACAACCTTCGGGTTGTCAGGCACGATTCACAAAAAGGAGAAAGCGAATGAAAATCGACTGGGCGCTGCTTCGCAGCCAAAAACTTACCCTCTTGCAGGTCATCAGTGTCAGCCCGCCCACTGTGGCGGAGGACTTGACGGGTATCTTGCATCTCATCGACCACCTACAGGACGAAGCCGCTGCCAACAGCGAGATCGGCATCAAAGCGGTCTTTGGAGAGGAGGAGTAAACATGAACGTACAAATGCTGCGCCATGTGCGCAAACTGTGGAACGTGGACTATGTACCACGCGAGGTCAACCGTACCAACCAGCTCAAGTGGGTGCGCTCTGTGCGCTCACTTGGTGACCGCTGGCTTCTGGCAAAACACATAGAGCGTAAAGGAGAGAGCCATGCCTGACCTTCAAACAGCGTTGAGCAAAGTACTCGACGAGTGGGCCAAAGATGACCAGCCCGTAACCCAATCACAACCACAACCCCAGGAGAAACAAACCATGACTTCAGTTACCTTCCCCATCACCACCAACGTATCACGCGCCACCTTCGACTTTGTGCGCGACAACCCAGGTCTGCACCACAACGAGGTCAAGCACAAGCTGATCGACAAAGGGTTCAAAGACAGCTCGGTGACTGCCCTCATCAGCCAGCTTCGCCGCTCAGGGCAGATCGCACGGCTGGCAGATGGTACGTACCACGCAACGGCCAAGGAGTACGTGCCGATCAAGCAGGTGTTCAAACTGGCGGTGAACAAGAGGACCGCAGCCAAGAAGGCCGCCAAGCCCGTAGCGAAACCCGCACCGAAGCCCGCAGTGAAAGCAACGGAGCCAAAGAGCGAAGGCATTGCCGCGCTGCAGCCCGTTGCTACCTTAGTGCCCGCACCAGCGCCTGTGTCAGCCCCTATCGTCGTCTCCAACGATGTCGAGTACATCCTCTCGACGCTGCCCATCAAGCAGGCCCGCTCGCTCTACGACGAGCTGCACAAAATCTTTGGGGTCAAGGCGTGAACGACCCGTTCGACTGGAGAAACTACAAGCCCCAGATCAGCATGCGTGATCTGGAGAAAGCGCGGCGCAACTCATACCAGATGACGCGCCACGTTAACGAGCAGCGCAAGAAGGGTATTGAGCCCAGTACCCTGTACAGCGAACGAACAGCACCATATCTGAGCGCAGCGCCCAAGGATATGGTGGTCGAGATGCCGGTGATGCCGGTGCACAAGAAGACATTGGAGCGACATGCAAGGGAGAAGAAATGAGCATCGAAACAATGCGTCAGGCGCTGGATGCGCTGGACGCCTATTCGTGGGAGCAGGTAAACGTAGCAAGAGCCGCCCTCCGCGCCGCCATTGAGCAAGCTGAGAAGCAACCAGCACAGCGCCAGTGGGTCGGGCTGACAGAGAAAGACTTCTCGGCGATTAACCAATCCTGCCTGACCAAACTTCAGGCCGCGACGAGCGCCGAGTCAATCCTCAAGGAGAAGAACACATGAGCAACGAATATGCTTTTCCCCACACCATCGAGCATCTGCACCAGCCGGTGACGGCGGGCATGACGCTGCGCGATTACTTTGCTGCAAGGGTGATGCAGGGGTTGTTAGCCACTGACATCGACTGCGGCCCGAAGTATGCCCAGATCATTGCTGACAACGCATACGGACTGGCCGACGCCATGCTCAAGGCAAGGGGGCAAGCATGAGCTGGAGACTTATTGGTTTCCCATCCGAGGCTGGCAATTTTGTACAACACATTGTGCCGGTAGCCGATCTACGCGAACACGAGCTGCTGCCAAGCTGCTGGTGTAACCCAGAAATTGACCCTGTTGATTTTCTTGCCATCCATAACAGCGCAGATAACCGCGAGGCATTTGAGCGCGGAGAAAGGAAACCATCATGAGCGGAGATCACAACATGCACCAGAAACTTTCAACAGCCGACTACCACGCTTGGCTGGACAGCCCATTGACCAAAGCCCTCAAGCAGTCGCACCAGACTGAGATAGATGCAATTGTGAAAGACTCTGACCGAGCGTTTGACCTGCTGCGCCGCGCAGAGACAGAGATGCGCTACGCAGGATGGAACAAGTACGAGACAGACAACAGCGCCCGCAACGGCGTGTACGAGCAGATCGTGGGGTTTTTGAAATGAAAGAAGACATCATCCGCATGGCGCTGGATGCTGGTATTTTGTGGTCGACAGATCAAGCCGCTACGCTTGAACGCTTTGCCGCCCTTGTCGCAGACCGCTGCGCCGAGATCGCTGAAGAGGCCGAGCCGTACCAAGCCGCTGATCTGATCCGCAAAGCGTTTGCCGTGGACCCCATGCCCTTGTTTTACGACTGGCCCGGAGGATGGAAAAAATGAAAGGCAGAGGTTACGACACACACTACAAGCAGACCCCGCCACCCATTGGCGGGTTTGTGGTTGAACGCGCTCAACTAACTACAGTTGCAAGAAATAAATCGAAGCTGCCGTTTAACTGTGATCACTGCGGCATACCCTTTGAAAAATATGCTTGCTGGGCAAAACGCTCAACACACCACTACTGTGGCCGCGCATGCGCTAACGCTGCGAGGTTGGTGCGTATCCCAAAAGAGTGTGTGGTGTGCAAAGCGGAAATGCTGCTGACGCCAGCCGATTACCCAAGATTGTCAGCCTGTTCAAAACTGTGTATGCGTAAGAGGAGAACATCAACAAACATAAACATGCGGTCGTCACCCGACTACAGAGCTATAGTCAATCGCTTGAAAAAGAACGCGGTGTGTGCGGTGTGCGAAACAACAAAAGGTCCTTGGATTGTGCGGGGCACAAAGCTGTGGGTACAAGACGGTCTTTCTTGCGCGGATGGGACCGACGCTTATCTGGTGTGCAGGAATTGTCACTTGAAAGCCACGCAACCTCTGGCAAAAGCATCAACGTACATGACTGACAGATTCAAGTACTACAAGGAACGCGAATGAAGTGCCCACTGTGTGGAGGACCAACGGATGTCATGCAAACAAAATCAATCGACGGTGTCCCAATCAGACGCCGACACTGCTACAACGACCACACGTTCCAAACCAAGGAAGTCCCGATCAACGAACCCAAACCAAAGCGAAAACTTCGCACGAAGCTGGCCATTCCAGAGGGTGGACGGTAAGATGCTTGAGCGGGCGCACAAGCAAGCGCAGAAGCAGGCGATAGCCGACGCTGAGCCAGCGCCGTTCTAGGAGAGCACATGGCCGCCACGCCCGAGGTCAAAGTCAAAAAGCAAATCCGTAAACTGCTCGATGCAGCAGGCGCTTACTACGCCATGCCCATCGGCACAGGCTACGGCAACTCAGGCGTGCCCGACTTCGTCATCTGCCACAAAGGCCGCTTCATTGCGGTCGAGGCCAAGGCAGGCAGCAACAAACCAACCGCACTGCAAGAGCTGCATCTGGCACGCATCCGCGCCGCTGGCGGCATCGCCCTTGTCATCAACGAGACCAACATGGACACACTACAAAAGGAGTTGATATGAACACTATCACCACAAGCAAAGAGCAAGAGGCAGAGATCGAGCGCATCATTGCCAAGCTCGACGACGATGAGCGCATGCACCTGCGCTCTGTTTTCTACGCCCTCACCCGCTGCTACGACAAAGAAGGCACTGACTCTGCCGTGGTCATCTTCGGTACTGCCGACAGCGTTGAGTCGTTTGCAATGCTCAACTGCGACAGCATGGCAGCCGCACGGATGATGGAGGGCGCCAACGATTTTTTAGGATACCTCAACACAAAAGACGCACCACCAAAGGAGATGTTTAATTGAGTGCACCTTATCAACGCATCGTCAGCATTGACTTTGAAACGCGCTGGGACAAGCGCGACTACACACTATCGAAACTAACCACAGAGGAGTACATCCGTGACAAGCGGTTCAAGGCCTTTGGCGCTTGCATCCATGAGTATGGAGGAGACACCGCTATACAGTGGTATCGAGGAGATGAGCTTCCTAGAATCTTGGGGACTTACGACTGGAGCAAGACAGCCGCCCTCGCCCATAACGCACAGTTCGATGTTTCGATCCTTGAGTGGCGCTACGGCATACGGCCCGCGTTCATCTTCGACACCCTATCAATGGCGCGTGCTCTACGCGGCGTGGAGGTTGGCAATTCCCTCGCAAAACTCGCCAGCGATTTTGGTCTTCCCGAAAAAGGGCGAGCCGTACATTCGACGGACGGACTCGCAGAGATTGATAAAGATATGGAATCTGAGCTTGCCGATTACTGCAAGCACGACGTATATCTCTGCGAACGGATTTTCGAGCGGCTGGTTGAAAACTACCCCAAGTCGGAGCTTCGCCTCATCGACATGACCCTCAAGATGTACACCCGCCCGGTGTTGCAGCTTGACAGGACGATGCTGATCGAGGCGCTTACTGAGGAGGGCAAGCACCGTGAGGGGCTGCTGGCCAAGCTGGGGGTGGAGGAGTCGGAGCTTGCATCGAACCCTAAGTTTGCTGCGCTGCTGTGGGGCTTGGGCGTAGCCCCACCAAGGAAGGTCAGCAAGACCACGGGCCAACTGACGCTGGCCCTGGCCAAGAACGACGCCCTGTTCCAAGCACTGCTCAACGGTGAGAACGAGGATGTGGCCACCCTGTGCGAGGCCCGGCTCAAGGTCAAGTCCACCACCGAGCGCACCCGTGCGCAGCGGTTTCTGGACATCTCCCAGCGCGGCGCACTGCCCGTGCCCCTGTCCTACTACGGTGCCAAGTCGGGCCGGTGGACGGCGGCCAAGGGCTCGGCCATCAACATGCAGAACCTCAAACGCGGCAGCTTCCTGCGCAAGGCCATCATGGCCCCGGAGGGATACCAGCTTCTGGTGGGTGACCTTTCGCAGATCGAGCCCCGGGTGCTGGCGTGGCTGTCGGACTACGAGGAGTTGTTGAACATCTTCCGCTCGGGCCAGGATGCATACGCCCAGTTCGGTGCGCAGATGTTCGGCATCCCCGGCATGACCAAGGACAGCCACCCAGACCTGCGCCAGTCGGCCAAGAGCGCGTTGCTGGGGTGTGGGTATGGCCTGGGGTGGGCGAGCTTCGCCTCGCAGCTTCTGGTGGGCTTCCTGGGCGCACCGCCCGTGCGCTATGACAAGGCGTTTGCCAAGAAGCTGGATGTGACAGCCGAGTACATCGAGCGGTTCATCGGCTGGGAGGACAACGTCAAGAAGCTCCAAGAGATTCCCCACACCTGCACCGAGCGGGAGCTGCTGGTGCACTGCGTGGCGGCCAAGAAGATCATCGACATCTACCGGGCCACGGCCCACCCCGTGGTGAGCTTCTGGGACATGTGTGACCGCTTACTAACTAAGTCCCTTGCCGGTGGCGAAGAGGTGGTGTATAAATGTCTGACGTTCCGCAAGAACGAGATCGTGCTGCCAAACGGCATGTCTTTGCTGTACCCTGACCTGCGCCAAGTCACCGATAAGGAGACCAAGCAGAAGAACTGGGTCTATGGCGAGGACGAGACCAAGCTGTATGCTGGCAAGATCACCAACAACGTGACCCAAGCGTTGGCGCGGATCGTGATGACAGACGGGATGCTACGTACTTCGAAGAAGTACTTTGTGGCAGGCACAGTGCATGATGAACAGATCGTCGTGGTGCCCGACGAGGAAGTGGCTGACGCTAAGACTTGGGTCTTGGCGCAGATGACCGTAGAGCCTAAGTACATGCCGGGGATTCCCCTGGCCGTTGAGGGTGGCGCACACCGCAGATATGGACTTGCAAAGAAATGAACGATTCGATTTTGATTGACTACGCAGCATCGCTCATGGAAGTTGAGCGTTTGGCCAAAGGTGTTCATCACGCGTGCCTGGAGCGTGACTATGAGAAAGCGCAGGAACAGGCGATGGCAATGCTCGTGGAAGCGAGGCTCACATTGCAGACATTACGACACATGCATCAAAAGGAGAAAGAAAGATGAAGCAACTGGTATTGCCCAAGAAAGTACAGGTGGGCAGCAAGTGGTACAGCGTCGATGTGGTTGAGTCGATGCGCAGGAAGAGTGAGATCGGGCGCGTGACGTACGACACGCAAAAGATTGAGCTGGCCCGGCGCACGCACCACGGTGTGCCGTTCAGACTGTCGGCACTGGAGGAGACGTTCTGGCATGAGCTGACCCACGCCATCCTGCACAGCATGGGCGAGCATGAGCTCAACAACCGCGAGCGGTTCGTCGAAGAGTTCTCTCTGCGACTGGCCCGAGCGATACGTACGGCGAGGTTTTGATGAAGACAGTCACTTGGTCGCACAGCTCCCTCAAGGACTACGAGGGCTGCCCTCGCAGATACCACGAGGTCAAGGTGCTCAAGAACTATCCGTTCAAGGACACCGACGCAACGATCTACGGCAAGGAGCTGCACACGGCGGCTGAGTTGTACATCAAGGAGGGCACACCACTGCCGCCTCAGTTTTCTTTCATACAGGGAACACTCGATGCGCTCAAGGCCAAGCCGGGCAGGAAGCTGTGCGAGCACCAGATGGGCGTGACCAAGGACTTGAAGCCTTGCGGGTTCATGGACAAGGAGGTGTGGGTGCGCGGCATTGCCGACCTGCTCATCATCGACGACGAGAACCTCACGGCCAAGGTGGTGGACTACAAGTCGGGCAACAACAAGTACCCAGACCGCGAGCAGCTCAAGCTCATGGCGCTGATGGTGTTCGCCCACTTCCCCCACATCCGGCGCGTCTCTGGGGCGCTGCTGTTCGTGGTCAAGGAAGACATCGCCAAGGCCAGCTTCATGGTGGGCGAAGCCGAGGAGTACTGGTGGGACTACAGAGAGCGCGTGGCTCGCATCGAGCAGGCGCATGAGACCGGGGTGTGGAACCCCAAGCCGACACCGTTATGCGGTTGGTGTCCGGTGACAACGTGTGAACACAACCGCAAGAGAGGTTGAGATGACTGCGCCCATACACCGAAAGAAAGCAAAAAACGCATTTACAGTCGGGCTATCCCCCGATATGCGCACCCTGCACATCAAGATACTGGATTTTGAAGCGATGTGCAGACCTTCCACCCGCAAGGATGTGCACGAAGCGGTAGTGCAGCACCTTAGTCGGCTACAGAAATTTGCTCAAACCATTTCACAAGGAGTCAACCATGACACAGACCAACGGCAAACGCAATTACAAACACGCCTACAAGCTGCAGAAGGCCAGCGGCGAGACCACTGACCAACTGGAGCGGCAGAAGGCTCGCAGGCTCTACGACAAGCAGGGCATCGACCGCAGCGGCAAGGACATCGACCACAAGGTGCCACTGCGCAAAGGAGGCAAGACATCCCCAGGCAACCTGCGCCTTCGCAGCAAGAGCGCCAACCAAGGAGACAACAAATGATGTTTGAACAATGGTGGGCGAACATCTCGCCCGCTGAGCAAAAGCTGATCGGTATCAACAACGCCTACTTCGTTTGGACGGAGGCCCGCAGACAAGCGCCAAGCGTCTTGTTCCTCAATGGCTTTCACCTGTGCCGCTCTGATGACGAGCTGATCATCATGCGCACCAACGGCCCGAGTGAAGGCGAGGGCGGCAGGTTCAACCTCAAAGAGTTTGAAGAGATGGTCAATGAGTTTTTCAACAAGAACTTCTAAGCACAGGAGAAAGTAAATGGAGATAGTTGAGGACAAGGCAGTCGTCTTCAGGACGCGTAACCCAGACAAGTACCAGATCATCCCCAAGCACAAGGTGCTTGACCAAGACGGTGATACCTACAAGATCGCCGTGTACTGGGGGCTCGATGAGGTGCGGGTGCTGCGCAACCTGGGAGTCAAGGATGTGCCTTCGCCCATCACACGGCGCTACAACTGGCCAGGCCGCTACAAGCCTATGGCGCACCAGATCGACACTGCGTCGTTCCTGACAGTGCACCGCAAAGCCTTCGTGTTCAACGACCCGGGCACGGGCAAGACACTGTCGGCGCTGTGGGCGGCTGACTACCTGATGCAGCGTGGGCTTGTGCGGCGTGCGCTTATCTTGTGCCCGCTGTCGATCATGCACAGCGCCTGGATGGGCGACCTGAACAACTCAATCATTCATCGCTCTGCCATCGTCGCGCACCACGCGCAAGCTGCCAAGCGCATCGAGATGATCCAGTCGGACTATGAGTTTGTGATCTGTAACTACGACGGGCTCAACCTGATCGCAGAAGAGATCAACGCAGACGGCAGGTTCGACCTCATCATCGTCGATGAGGCCAACGCATACAAGACGATGACCACCAAGCGGTGGAAGACGCTCAAGTCGATTGTGCGCCCGGACTCGTACCTGTGGATGATGACGGGCACGCCAGCATCGCAGTCGCCCGCTGATGCGTACGGTCTGGCCAAGCTGGTCAACCCGACGGGAGTGCCGCAGTTCTTCACGGGCTGGCGCGATCAGGTCATGTACAAGCTCACGATGTTCAAGTGGGCCCCCAAGCCCACGGCCAAGGACGATGTGTACAACGCGCTGCAGCCAGCCATCCGCTTCACCAAAGAGCAGTGCTTGGACCTGCCGCCTGTGATGACGCTCACACGCGAGGCTCCGCTGACCCCACAGCAGAACAAGTACTACAACTTGCTCAAGGAGCAGATGCTGGTGCACACCGCAGGGGAGACCATCACAGCGGTCAACGCCGCTGCTGGTGTAAGCAAACTCCTACAGATCAGTTGCGGTGCGGCCTACACGGACGAGAAAGAAGTGGTCGAGTTCGATGCTGCCCCACGCCTTGGCGTCATCGAGGAGGTGCTGGAGGAGACCGAGCGCAAGGTCATCATCTTCGCCATGTTCCGCTCCAGCATCGACACCATCCACACATACCTGACCAAGAAGGGCGTTGTTGCCGAGGTCATCCACGGCAGTGTGAGCGCGACCAAGCGCGGCGACATCATCCACAGGTTCCAGACGCAGCCCAACCCCAGGGTGCTTATCATGCAGCCGCAAGCAACGGCACACGGGATTACCCTTACCGCAGCCGACACGGTGGTTTTCTACGGCCCGTTGATGTCTGTTGAGCAGTACATCCAGTGCATCGCACGCGCTGATCGCAAGGGCCAGACCAGCGACAAGGTCACAGTGGTGCACATCCAGAGCTCCCCCATCGAGCGCAAGATGTTCAAGGCGCTGGCGGCCCGCGTCGATGACAACGACCTGCTCACGGCCATGTTTGAGTCGGAGATCAGATCATGAAAGGAGGCACTTGCAAAAGCCAAAAACCCGTGTAAACTGTCCAACGCTTGACAAAACAACAGGAGAAAGCACATGACCGACACTGAAGATGAGGTGGTCCCCATCGACCGCCTCGTGAAAATCCACACCAAGATCAAATCGCGCATCGACGCGCTGACCAAAGAGTACGACACTGCGGTGGAGCAGCTCAAGGCTCAGCAAGACGAGGTGCGCTTTGCCATCAAAGACAAGATGAAAGCCCTCGGGCTCAAGTCTGTCAACACATCTTACGGGACGGTTTCCCTCTCGACTAAGGTGCGCTACAACACGCAGGACTGGGACTCGTTCAAGAAATTTATTCTTGAGCACCAAGTCGTCGATCTGCTGGAGAAGCGCATCGCACAGACGAACATGGCGACCTTCCTGTCAGAGAACCCGGGTGTTGTTCCACCCGGTTTGAACTCGCACACCGAGTTCGAAATTCGTGTAACCAAGTCCAAGTGAGTTAACCATGAGCAATATCACGCTTTTTAACGCCTCCAATGTCCCCGCCTTCGCTCGCAACAACGAGCTGTCTGAAACTGCCAAAGCCCTGACGGGCGGCGGCGCTGGTGCCTCGACCAAGCGCATCTCCATCAAGGGCGGCGTGTTTCGCCTTGTCTCTGGTGGCAAGGAGATCGCGTCGATTGATGACCGCCACCTCGATGTGGTTGTCGTCAAGGCTGCGCCCAAAGTCAGCCGCATCTTCTACGCAGGTGCGTATGACCCAGACAAGATCGCCGGTCCCGACTGCTGGAGCAACGACGGCGAGAAGCCCGACGCTTCGATCAAGGAGCCGCAGAACAAGACCTGCATGGGTTGCCCCCAGAACGAAGCAGGGTCGGGCAACGGCAACAGCCGCGCCTGCCGCTTCCAACAACGCCTTGCTGTTGTGCTGGCCAACAACCCCGAGGGTGATGTGCTGCAGCTTACGCTGCCCGCAACGTCGATCTTCGGCAAGGAAGATGGCGACAAGCGCCCGCTGCAAGCGTATGCACGGTTCCTGGCTGCGCAGACCCCGCCGGTCAACCCCGAGCAGATCGTCACCCGCATGAAGTTCGACACCAAGGCCGAGAGCCCCAAGTTGTTCTTCACGCCCGTGCGCTGGTTGGAGGATGCCGAGTACGAGTCTGTCACGCGGCAGGCTGAGAGCGACGATGCCAAGCGGGCGGTAGTCATGACGGTGGCCCAGGCCGATGGGGTCAAGCCCAAGGCAGCGCCGATGGATATCCCTGGCAAGCCGACGCAGGCCAAGGCCGCGCCCAAGGTCGATGCTGAAGACGACGAGGACGAAGCCCCAGCGCCCAAAGCCAAAGCCCCCAAGGCCAAGCCGGTGGCGTCTGAGGACGACGAGCCAGAGGTGCGCAAGGCTCCGTCCAAGGAGACCGCTGTCCCCGCCAAGAAGTCCAAGCTCGCTGATATCGTCAGCGACTGGGACGACGAGTGATCTACAGGGGCGGCGCAAGCCGCCCCCCAACACAATGTCTTATTCGCAAAAAACAATCGACGCTGTCCTAGCAGCGCCCAAGACCCCGGGCAACCAGCTCGGGCGATGGGCCATCCACCTTGACTTTCCCGTGACCAGAATCGCGCAAGCACTTGGCGTCACCCGGCAGACCGTGTACAACTGGTTCATGGGCAAAGACGTTTTCGTCGCGTATCAAAATCGCGTGGAGTTGCTACTAACAATCATGAAGTCCTCACGCACCGCTGATGAGGCATGGAGAAAAATATGTCACGAGTACAACTTGCCAACATGACAGACGAGGAGCTCCTGCGCTACGCGTACATGGAGAACGACGATGCCCTGGTGCAAGAGATGTGCGCACGCATTGCCCGACTGCTCGATGAGAATGCCGAGCTCAAAGTACAACTGAAAAGCCAAACCCACTAACCCCAGCGCCAAGGAGCCTTATGACACCGCTTGAGTTTCTAGCGGAGGTTCTGCCGTCGCCGGGTAACGGGTTTTACTGCGCGGCTGAGCTTACAAACAAGAAGTCACACGTTTATGGGGAGACGTTAGAAGAGATCATGCCCACCATTGAGAAGTGGGCAAAGCAGGGCTACGATACATATTTCGCGCTGGGCACGTTTGGCACGAACAAGGACCGCACCAAGGAGAACATGCACGCCAGCCAAGTGCTGGCCGTAGACCTTGACTGCAACCACCCCAAGGATATCCCCGACGAGAACGGCGTCATCAAGACCAAGTCGTACCCCAGCGCCAAGGCTGCCGCTGCTGCACTGCACAAATTCTGCGAAGACTCTGGGCTGTCGTCCATAGGCGACCCCTGGCTCGTCCACTCAGGCGGCGGCATACACGCATACTGGCCGCTCACGGACATGATGTACAAGGAGGACTGGTTCCCCCTGGCCAAGCGGTTCAAGGAGATGTGCTTCAAGCACGGGCTGCAGATTGACGCGGCTGTGACGGGCGATGCCTCCCGCGTGCTGCGCGTGTTCGACACGACCAATACCGGCATCAAGAACGGCAAAGCCGTACGCGGCGCAACCAAGGTGCGGTTCATATCCCATGGCGACCGCTTCGCCGTGGACGACATCGATGCTGTGCTGACAGCCCAGGGGTTCGGCAAGGACTTTGTACGCCCCCGTCCCTCAAGCGCCCTGGCTCTGCCCGGGCAGAGGCCGACCAGTGTCAACTCTCTTTCTGCAACAGCGCAGGCCATCATCGGCAACAGCGTCACGCGGTTCAAAAAAATCCTGCTCAAGACCAAAGACGGCAGCGGCTGCGGTCAGCTCAAGCACTACGTGGAGAACGCAGCCGAGGATGGCATGGAGCCGCTGTGGCGTGGCCTGCTCAGTTGGGCCAAGGTCTGCGTCGATGGTGACAAGGCTGCGGTCTGGCTCAGCGACCTGCACCCGTACGATCATGACCGGATGCACCGCAAACTCGCTGAGATCAAAGGCCCGTACTCGTGCGAAGCGATGGACGATGCCAACCCCGGCGTGTGCGGCGGCTGCCCGCACCGTGGCAAATTCACCAACCCGCTGGGCTGGGGCCGCGAGATCAACGCGGTCACTGAGGCTACGCAGATTGAAGTCCAAGTCGAAGACGCGCCAGCACAGAAACTCTACCGCCCCGAGCCGCCACGCGGCTACGCGTTTGGCAGGTACGGCGGGGTGTTCATCGAGAAGGAAGAAGAGGATGGCGACGGCAACACGATAAAGCGCCAGCACATGCTGCTGCCCTACGACCTGTTTCCCGTGGACATTCTGAGCAACAACGGCGTGCACGAGGTCCACATGCTGGCCGTGCGCAAGGAAAAGATACAGGAGGTGCTTGTCCCCCAGAAAAGCATCGCCACCAAGGACGACACGCTCAAGCACTTGGCCAGCCAGAACATCTTGGCCGCGTTCGGCTCGGGCAATGACAAGAACCTTTACGAATACGTACGCGCAAGCGTGGAGAAAATGAGTACCGAAAAACTACCCGTAGTGATCCCCAGCGCCTACGGCTGGCAGGATGACGACAGCTTCGTGTTCAACAGCGCCATCTACAAGGCCGGTGCTGAGCCCGTGCCCGTGCCTATCCCGGGGCTGGAGAACATCGTCAACAACACCAAGCCCACCGGCTCGCTCGATGCGTGGAAAGAAGTCATCAACATGATGGTGCGCCGCAAGCTGTGGAAGCACCTGACGGCGTTCCTGGCTGGCATGTCATCACCCCTGATGCGCTTCACGGGCCTGTTCGGCGTCACCATGCACTGTGCCTCGGCCGAGTCGGGTACTGGCAAGTCGCTGGCGCTGGACACAGCCGCCTCTATCTGGGGCCACCCGATCCACTACCGCACAGGCTCTGGTACATCAGCCGTGGCCATGCAGCAGCGCCTGGGACACTTGCGCAGCCTGCCGCTTGTCACCGACGAGATCACGACCAACAACCGCAACGACTTCGAGTGGTTCCCAGCCTTCCTCTTTAGTATGTCCGAGGGACGCGGCAAAGAGCGGATGGAGTCGGGCACCAACCGCGAGCGGTTGAACCTGTCCACCTGGGCAGCGTTTGCGCTGATGTCATCGAACCGGCCAGCCGTGGACTACCTGACAAGCGTGCGGCAGCACTCATCTGAGGGCGAGTTGCGCCGCCTCATCGAGATTTCGATGGACGAGAAGCTGCATTGGGACGCCGCTGAGATCGAAATCATCAAGTCCTTGCAGCACAACTATGCCGTTGCCGGTGATGTGCTGAGCCGCTACTTCGTCAACAATCTGGACTACATCAGCAAGCTCGTGCCCAAGACCGTGGCGCAGATGTACAAGGAGTTCAACGCCCCCAACGATGAGCGGTTCTGGATGGCCGGTGCCGGGGTCATAGTCGCTGCTGGCATCCTGTGCAACAGCCAGCACACGGGGCTTGCCGACATCCCGCTGCAAGAGATCATCAAGGTGCTCAACGACACGTTCGTGAGCCAGCGCCAGAGCATCTTGAGCGGCAAGCGCACTGCCGAGGATGTGCTCAACGCCTACATTCAGGAGTACCAGGGCAAGTTTGTGGTGGTCAAGTTTGGCGAGAAGACCGGCGTCCTGGCGGCGTTCAGCGACGGCTCCATCGTTGGCAAGAACACCACACGCGC